CTAGCGAGTTTTCACCCGGTGCCGGCCCCGTGGGACCGACACTCGACACTCGACACTCGACACTCGACACTCGACACTCGACACTCGACACTCGACACTCGACACTCGACACACACCAACCGACCCGAGGAGGTCACCATGAACACCGAAGTCACCACTTACACCGCTGAACTCGGATACTGGGGTCACGCCGGTCTCGGCATCCCCGCTTTCCGGTCCCTCGTTGACGAACTCGTCAGTGGCAAGACCGCCGACGACGAAGAGTTCCGAGGGCTGGTTGTGGGATTCGATGACACGATGGACAAGCACAACGGACCGTCCATCCATGTGGTGAACATCGAAGATGGCGAGGGGCGTGGAGTCAAAATCCGTTACCGCCGCATTGTTGAACTGACGATCTGGTAGGAGGTGGTCGAGGAAGTGTGGTCGTGACCGACGTACTGACCCTGCGGCGTTCAGCCCCGAACGAGAAACCCCCCGGAAAACCGGGGGGCCTCTCTACCGATAACCAACACTGGAAGGTAGTCCAGTGAGGGTTGCCGACACCTTACACCAAGCGACACACGACACCCGACACCCGTCAGTCAGCGTTTTGTAATGTCGCCCTCATTTCGGCCAAGTGCCGGCGGGCTTCGCTGAGGGATGCGGGGTTGGTGACTGGTTCTAGTTGCCAGTCTGCTTTGGTGCTGTTGTTGATGGCATCGACGGTTTCTTTGAGTTCGGCCCAGGACGGCCAGAATTTTGAGGTGTCCATGAGTTTGTCGATGGCTTTGATGGTTTGTGCGAAGTCGAGGCGGGTGAGTCGGTTGTTCCAGAGGTGGAGGGTGGGGTCGGAGATTTTGGTGGGCCATGCTTGTGACATGGCGAGGAGGGCGTGTTTGGCTTCGTCGGGGGTCACGGCGTCTATCTCATGCTCGTTGTCGGCAGCATTCGCAACAACGACTTCGACCCAGACCAGTTCTCTATCGCTGCGACTGCTGTCAGTGTCAGGTTGAAGTTCGCTTTGCCCTGAACAGTTGGCTCCAAGTAGCCGACTTTGCGTGCTTGGTGGACAAGGTTTCTCGCATGGTCTTCACTGCATCCGAGCTCGTCCGCGAGCCGCGGATAGATGCCGCGGTGCCCCGCCATCCACGAATAGCAGGCTGCAATCTGCAACAGGTTGAGGTCACTGATAGTTCGGCCTCGCCCCGGCAGGTTCAGTACAGCGTTGGCAAGGCGTTGTGCGGGTTCGTAGTTGGCGGTAGTTGGCAACGCCAACAATGCGCGGATGCGAGTTGAGTTTCTGTCGAACTCGTCAAGCAGTGTCAGTATGCGTTCTCGGGTGTGTTCGTCGGGGGTCACAGGACGCCTTCCTCCTGGCGGTGCCGCTGCGCGATCAGATCGTCGCGTGCCCCGTCGAGTTCACGGGTGATTTCGTTCGGATCGTCAGCCGTCGCTGCAGCACGTTCGCCACGAGCCAGCCGTATCTCCCATGCCCGCCCCTCTGGCGTGGTCGCGCACCCGATGCTGATGGCGGCGTTGTGGCCCAAGCTGGGGTAGCGGCGTTTGAAGTAGGCGATGCGCTGCACCTGTGTCATGGCGTCAAGGTCGGTCATCCGGCCCCCTCTTTTGCAAGCAACGCTTCTTTAGACACAGGCGCAGGGGCGTTAGATAGTTTGTTTGCGTACTCCGACGCTTCGATACGCGAGTTGAATGAAGCGGCAGCCTCTCCGTTTACCAGCACTGTCCAGCGGACGATGCGTAGGCCGGCACCGATGCAAACAGTGTTGGGGCGGATCTCGGCGTCAGTCATCGACACGTTCCAACAAACAGATACGCACCACCCGGTCGTCACGATCCGGTGCCCGATCAACATGCCGGACTGAAATAGATGCAGCGGGGACTTTCATCCAGGCTGCGATGTCTCCGATGGACAGGTAGATGCGATGTTCGCGGGTGTGGCGGGCTACTTCATGGTCAGGCATCAGACAGCAACTCCAACGCCAACTCGGCTTGTTGTTGGCAGCATCCGTTGCCGAGCATTTTCAGCATGGCTGTGCGTGATAGGCCCAGGTCGCAGACCCAGCCTTCCGGTAGTCCGAGCATCCATTCCACAAACCACGGGTTCAATCCTCGGTCGTCGACTGGGGCGGGGGCTGGTCGTCCAAGGATGTATTCCCATCGTTGGATTGCAGGTTCATAAGGACCGAAGCGGTGTGCGGGGCGTGATCTGTCCGACGCTTCTCCCAGTCTATGTTCGGGCCGAACACCTTCGCGTCGACTGAGGTCGGCGTCGGTAGTAGCCGAAGTATCTCGATCTCCAAACTCGCCCCGTGTCCGTTGCCGTTGCCGTGACGTTCCTTCATCTCGTCGGTCCAAGAGTCCCACTCCTCGGGCGTCTTGCCTCGGCCCATGTCGTTCACTACCGGCGTCGGCAGCAGGCGCGCTATCGCGTTCTCCAGGTTCTGCGGCTGATCGAGCGGCCGTATCCACGGCTTCGAGTTGCGGGGTTCGGCGTTCTGCGCCCGAGGCGTTGGCAGCAGCGCCGCTGCCGTTCGTAGATCCAACCCCCCGTCGCCGTGAACCCCCGGCCCGTTCGTGTCCGAAGTCCGAGGCGTCGGCAATGCGGGCAACGCAGAACCATCGCGCACGCTTATGAGGAGCGCCGGCGTCGCTCGCCCGGACAACACCCCATCGGATGTCGTCATACCCCATGCTGGTAAGCGTTCCAATGACTCCAGGCCCCCCCAAAGTAAGATGCCCTGCAACATTTTCAAGCACGACGACTCGGGGTCGTAAAACGCCAATGGCGTCAGCGATGAAGGCGAAGATGGCCCGGTCATCATCGTCGCCCTGCCGTTTGCCAGCGTGTGAATAAGGCTGGCAGGGGTAGCCCGCGCAAACCACATCCACCGGCTCGACCTGCCGCCAATCGAGAACGGCCGTTAGGTCGCCCAGGTTCGATACGCCGGGAAACCGGGCAGCAAGCACCCGGGCGCAATCCTTGTCGAGTTCCGAATGCCACGCCACCGTTGCGTTGAAATGGGCTGCGACAGCAAGATCCAAACCGCCATAGCCGCTGCAAAACGACCCGACTCGAGACACCATCAGACTCCGCTGCCACCAAGACCCGCCTTCATACAGGGAGCGCTTTCACATACAACGACTGATAAAGCCTTTGCTTGCCATGCGGCGTATCAACCAACACATAATCCCAACGCTTCGTTCGCACCTTTAGACCCCTTTGTTTCCCAACCCGCTGGATATAACGCGCTAAATCAGAGAACCCCATCGCTTGCAAGTCGGCTTCTGTGATTCGCCAAGTGTCGCCATTTAGCCATTCGTCCATTGGGTAACTGGAACCTTGGTTTGTCCATTGGTCGAATCCGTTGCAGATTTCAGCCATATCGTGACCTTGGGTAGTTGACGGCGCGGTATCCGTCGGTGGTGAGGCGTCTGTTGAGGATGCGTTCGCGTCCACGGGGGGTGACTCCTCCCCATATCCCAAAAGGTTCGAATCGGTCGAGTGCGTCGTTGAGGCACGGGACTTGGACTGGGCAGGTGGCGCAGGTGGGGTGGACGCGGTTGGCTTTGGTGGGTCGTCCTGCGGTGTCGCGGTAGAAGTTGTCGGTGTCCATGCCTTTGCAGGCTGCGAGGTCACGCCAGGTCACGACGCACATTCCCAATGCGACCAGCCGCCACCCGCACGATCCACCAAAAACCTCGCCGCCTGTGTCGCCTGCACCGGATCCAACCGGGCCGCAGGGTCCGGATCCACCCCAGCATCCTCGGCTACCCAAAGGTACGTCCGCAGTTGGAACTGCCACAGCCCAGCGGCACTCTTCGTTTGCGGGGTTTTATTCTTCGCCCCGGTCCAGATCGCATCCGGGTTCCACGACGACTCACACGCGACGACCGCCGCCGCATACTCGTACTCGTCGCCCGGGAAGAACCCCCGCACGATGCCCTCCAAGTATTCACGGGTCACCGGGGCAGGCAGCGTCGTCGGAACGGCCGACACCTCCTTGTCTGTGGTTGTGTCGGTTGCCCGAGCTGGTGACCCGCTAAGTAGTGGACCGGGCGGGAATCGAACCCGCGTCCGCTCCGCCAACGCCACAAAATCTGTGCGCGTCAGCGGAGAGTCGAAGCCTGCTTTCCGGCCCGAGGTCGTGGTAGTGGGAAGCAGCGTCGCCCTCAGCGATTCCGCTGACAGAACCACCCCGTAGCCCAGGCTGGACAGTGGTTCTGCGGAGGGGAGTTCAGCGGAACCCGATACGCCAAAGGCGACGCTGCTTCCTTGTGGCTGGCAGGTTCCAGCCAGCGCGCCCAAGAGAATAAACGCTGCTGTACCAAACACGATGCCGAGCCACTGCTTCATGGTGTAGATTCGTCTGTTGCGAACTGAGGGAAATCACCCTGTTTCTCCCAGTCATACGGTGTCCGACGGGTCGTCCTCGATCCACCCACGGGCACGGCCACCCCACACCCCGAACTCTTCGCGCCGCCCCGCGTCGTAACACTTGCGCCGAACGACGCAACCTCGGCAAACCCGTCGAGCAGTCGTGTAATAACGCTTCTCGTAAAAGACCTGAACCGGTTCATCAACACAAGCACCCCTCGCCTTCCACTCAGTTCGTCGTTGTCCCACCAAGCCGCTCCAAGATCGCTGTCTGCGTTTCAGACAGCCGCGGCTCACGCTGTCTGCGCTGTTCCCTCGCAGAAATGTCCAACGCTGTCGCCCATGCGCGTTGCGAAGTCCACTTCCAACAGTTGTTGAGCGCCCCGAAAATGCACTCCTGGTCAAAGCCGCCTTCGACGGCCTCTCGGATGCGTTTCTTGATTGTCTCTACGCGGGTGGATGGCAGCAGTGGCCGGCAGTCCGGGGTGTTGCGCCATGCGGTGAACAGGCGGTCTGCGACTGCGGCAGGCGCGACCGACTCGTACCCGGTGAACAGCTCCACATCAGTCATCGGCAACACCCGCCTTCGACTGCTCCACCGCCCCCAACGCCGACAACAACAGGTTTTGCGCCTCAATCCGTTGTGTCTTTTCCCGGATCTCGTCCTGCATGTCGTCAACCAGTTCGTCGTACTGGTCGATACACCGATCCGCCATAAACGTCCGGGCCTGGAACTCGCGGCAAGCCTTATCCAGATTCGCCAACTCTGCGAACAAGGACTCTCTCGTTTTGAACCACCTTCTCAACCGCCTCATGGCAGTACCTCCGTAAACTGTCTCAAACTCATCACGACGTAGGAGTCCTCCACTGGACGGTTGCGGCGTTTCACGACGACGCATCCGAACGGGACTCCCGCGTTTTCTGCCTGCACTTCGGCTTCGTGAATGAAGGAGTGCAGTTCCTTCGCCCACGCCTGCACCGCCTTACATTCGATGGCCCAGTCGGGCACGCCCACCAAATCGCCGCGGTCTACAGAACCGTGCAGGGCACGACGCTCCACCGGATACGGCTTACGGGCGTCGATGTAGTCGGCTACCTCACCCTCATACCGGGTGCCTTTGATCTTGTTTGGGTGACTCACGACGCCGCCAACCTCGCCTGGATTCTCTCGGCGTCCCTGTGAACCATCCGGAAGCCCCCCACCAGCGCTGTCGGGAGACCATCGTCAACGCCCAAACCAGTTGCCGCCCTTTCCAACCTTTCAGCCATGCGGACGGACACCCGAGCCAACACAACAACCGTTTCGGCCAACTCGGCAGACACCGAACAACAACTACAGCGGCAACCAAGCGCGTCTTCGTTCATTAGAACGGTTCCTCCCCGGCAGCCCACTGCTGCTGCACAGGCGCAACCGCCAGTTCCGGTTCACGCTCCGCCCGCTCCGCGGTTGTCGTCGCCCACGCCAAACTGGAACCCAAACTGTCCGCCCGAATCTTCCAGGTCACACGCTTCGACCCGTCCTTCTTCGACTCCCATTCCTCGTTCTGCAACGCCCCAGTGAAAACGATGTGGTCACCGGCATGAAGCGAAGAAGCAGCGTTGGTCGCCAACCCTTCCCATATCTCCATGTCGATGAACAGCGAAGTCCATTCGCCTTTCACCTTCTTGTTGGACGACCGGAGCCGTAGTTTCCCGACGACCGTGCCTGACGGCAGATCAGTGAGCTCAACTGCTTTAGACGCGTTCGGGTGTGGCTTCACCAGATACCCGTCGCCAAATACACGAATCATGTGGAGGCCTCCTTCTTTGCGGCTTCCTGGTCCAACCGTTGATCCACGGCCTCAATGTCCTCAAATGAGGTCAAATCAGATGCCTTAGCGATCTTGCGGCCAAGCACTTCCGACGCCAGAGCCCGAACCCCGGCGGCGTCGTACCCGAACGTCTTCGCACGGGCACCCAACTCGGTCAACGCCTTCGCCAACTCTGCATCCGGGACGGCGGCGGGGCCGGAAGCACCCGTGGATGGTTGGGGGCGGGTGCCGTCTGGTGCGACACCTCCAGATTCCGACCCCGCCGCCTTGCCCTTCGGCTTTGCTCGCTGCTTCGACGGCGGCGCGTCCTCGCCCATCCATAGATGCAACGCCACGCCGAAACGCATCGCTGCCCGCTTGATGAAGTCAATTACCGCCTCCTTCAACAACTCGTCCTTGTGAGCGGCGACGACGCCAACCTCGACGCGGGTCACGCCGCATACGGTCATGCGGCCCCACAGGCTTGCGTGATCGTTCGCATACGCCAGGACCGGCAAACCGTTGTCGTCAACAGCGAGCGGTTCCCACGACCATTCCGGGTCAACGGACAGCAGCCGCTCCGTCACATGCCCGTGATCCACATAGTCGGCAGCGAACTTGCCGCCGCCGCCCTTCGTCTTGATGATCTCTGGCGGGAACGGAACTAACAGTGCGGCAACCTGTTCGGGAGTCATGCCGACACCTCCGCGAAGAGCTGCCGCTGACCGGCAGGCTCAGGCTCCCGCAGGCGATACACCCACAAGCCGTCATGGTTCTCGCTACGTTTCCGGTCAACGTCGTATCCGCCGAACCGGGCCTTCCGCAGATCACGGATTCGCGCCGTCACCGACGCATCCGACTCGACCTCTGCCAACAACATGATTTCTTGAACCGTGCGCCACTGGCCGTCAGCCATCGCATCGCGCACCCGCTCCCACTGCTTCCGCAAACGGACGCCATCAAGACGCTCATCAAACGTCGTCCCGTCGAACCTCATACCCGGTCCTCCACGCGGTCCAGGTCCGCATCGCAGATGTCGCATTTGTTGTCGAACCGGTCAAGCAGGGACTCGCCAATGAGGCGGGTGCAGTTCCAGCACTTGACGTAGAACTTTGAGTTGCCCCGGTTGCCGCTCACGGGGCTACCTCCACGGGAACCTCAGCCAACCAAGACTCCCGAACCACCAACGGAGCCTCGGCCACCGGCACCTGCTCCGACGGCAAGTCCGCGCAATAATCACGCACCCGGCAGTAACGACAGTTCCACGGCTTCCCACGCTTGGCCCCATACCCCACCGGAGCAGAAACCAGCCCGTGCCCCGGGATGTTCCTGGCAGGAATCAGATTGCCCTGCGCCTGCTCCCAAACCGCCTGCATCCGATGCAACTCGTCATACGCCAGTTGCTCCAACGTCTGCCCCGTGTCCCCGAACAGGTCATCGAGGTAGAAGGTCCACTCCATCGACTCGCAAAGAGTGATCTTGTCCATGTACGACGACTCACGGGCAAAGTAAGCAACAAACACCCGACGGATGCCCAGCCCCAGCGCGTAGATCGCCGCCTGCACAACCTCCTTCTGTTCAGGCCCGCTCTCCCGCGCCAACTTGTACGGAAACGCACCCTTGTATTTGAACTCAAACACAGCCCGGCTCTGCCCCGACGGATGCCGCTTGCAGCCCATCGTCCCTGCGCCATCAGCTGACCCCGACACCGTGAAACCAAGATGCGTCAACGTCACCGGCACCTCAGCCTCAAAATCTTCCAGCACATGCGCCAACCCCTGCTGCGCTATCTCATGCCCGGAGTTCCCTTGGTGCATCGCAAGGCCCGAAACCTCGTCGGGGAAATGGCAATCGGGCACCCCCGCCGCTGCAAACGCGAGTTGGCGGGCACACCCACCGGACCCCGACGCCCTCATCCCGAAACCAAGCACTGTCGGCTTTGGCCCGTCCCGCTCCGCTTTCGCTCGCAGGTACACCCCGATAGCGCTTGCTACGAACCCGGTGCTTCCACTACTGTCATCCATGCCATACCCCCAGGTACGGGGAAGCGTCTTGCAGTTCGCCAGCGGTGCCCGGGTACGGAAATCTCCCTACTGGGAGGCTGTCACCCGGTCAGGGGTGCAATCCGTAACCGTCTACAACCACATGGAGATGCTGCTGTGAACACTTCCGTTTACTTGTCGGGGGACACACTACGGGACGATCAGCGATATGTCAAGTACCTCACGGTTTGCACAACTCACGGATACACATTACAACCTCGGGATGGTCGATCTCCGAGGTTTGATTGACGAGTTCATCGGGGGTCGCCGGCCACCGTATGAGGCCGAGTCGGCGCGAGGGCGTCGCAACATGCTGCGTCAGTTCTGCCGCGACTCTCAGTGCCGCGTTGTTGCTGATCTGACAGTAGAGGCAATGAGCGATTGGGTGCATGACCCGGAGGCGTCGCCCGCTTATCGTCGTTCGCGGTTCTCAGCTCTTCGCGTGTTCTCCACGTTCCTGGTGACTGAGGGGTATATGGAAAGGAACTTGGGCTGGGAGATTGCGGCTCCGAAGGTGCCGCGTCGTGTGCCTCGTCCGTTGAGCCACAGCGATGCGTCGAAGTTGATGGCGACGGCTCGTCACCTCGACGCGCATCCCCGGTCGCGGGCGGTCGGCATTTCCAACCAAGTGATTGTCTCGTTGATGTGCCAAGAGGGTTTGCGGGCGATAGAGATTCGCCGGCTGGAGGTGGCCGATCTTGACTTTGAGTCAGCGACTATGCGCGTCGTTGGGAAGGGGTCGCATGAGCGGGTGTTGCCCTTGTCTGGTCAGACGGCGGCGTTGTTGCGTCGGCATTTGCGGGAGAGCCACACGGGGTTTGGGCCGGTGTTGTCGAAGCGGGATTCCCGAGAACCGTTGTCGAAGTCTGCGATGAATCATCGGACGATGAATCTGTTTTCCAGGGCTGGCGTGAAGACAGCTCCGTATGACGGGAAGTCGGGTCATGCGATGCGGGCGACGGCGGCGACGGATGTGTATGAGGCGTCGGGGCATGATGTTCGGGCGGTGCAGGAGATGTTGGGTCATTCGTCGTTGGCGACGACGGAGGCGTATTTGCGTCGGGCTTCTGTTCAGCAGTTGCGTGAGGCGATGGCTGGCCGCGAGTATTAGGGCTTGACTCTACGCGGGTAGCGGTTTATCTTGCGACTCACCTATTAGCCGGAGCAGGGGAGTTTGCCATGAACGGATTAGCGTTGACGATCAGCCGTCACCGTCGGAAGCGTGGAATAGCGCAGACGGCGGCTGCTGCGGAAGTGGGGTGGACGCAAGCGAAGTGGAGCCGTCTGGAACAGGGGCAGTCGAAGCCCTACAAGGATGTTCCTGTCCTGGCTGAGTGGTTGGGAATCTCGGTTGACCGGGCGTTGAAGTTGCTGGATTCCCCGGCTGGAGTTGAGAAGGACTTGCTTGATCTCCAAGCTGAGGTCGCTGGGCTTACCGATTTGGCGTCTGACGCGTTGGGGCGGATCGAGGCCCGGTTGGAGCGGTTGTCTGCGATTGTGGACGAGTTGGTTGGGTCGGACCACCCGGGCGCGGTCGCTGTCGGGTCGGCGTTGCGCCAGCACCGAGCAGCGCATGGTTGGTCGCCCGCTGAACTGTCAGTCGAACTTGGTGTTCCTGCGGCGGCGATCCGGTGGATTGAAGAGGGCACGTTTTCGCCTTGGGGCCACAGAGCCGCTATAGCCAGGGTGCTGGGCGTAGAAGTGAAAGTGTTGGAGGCGGTTTTGTGCGGCGAATCCGCTGAGGACATTGAAGCGTCGGTGGTGGCGTTGCAGGAGCGGGTTGCTGTCGGCAGCATGATGCACGCTGATGCTGCCCGCAACATAGAAATCGGTTCGCAGGCGATTACAGATGTTGCCGAATCCTGCGTGGCGGCGAAGGAGGAAGTTGGCAGATGATGGCCCTTGGTTTCAGCGAATATTGTGCTGCGACGCGATGCGACGAATGTGCTTACCAGCCGGGGGAGTGTGCGTGGGCGGGGCTGATGTCCGACGTTGTAATCGGCGGGGGCCACCCGGCTGTTTCGTGGGTGGCTACGGAACAGGAGCGGGCAGTAGAAGCAAAGAAGTTGCGTGCCGCAGCCGACAGAGAGGCGCTTCGGCAGGAATCAGAACTGTTCCGACTCGGGACAGTGATCCGCAAGGACTTCTTCCGGTTGTTCGGCAGTCCACCTACTGCCTGCTATTCGTGGCAGTTGAAAACCGGGCGGGTGCTTGATTGGGGGACATCGCTACCGGTTGCGAAGAAACCGATTTCAGAGGTCGTGAACGCAGGTGCCCTCAATGTGTTCGATGTGCTAGGCAAAGAGGCTTACCAAATCAGTTATTTAGGCAAGGTGCCAGACATCGTGGCGATGGTCGAAGCCGTTGGGTACCACACAAGTGTCTCGTTGTGGAAGGGTGCCTACACGGTCGGGTATCTCAACTGTCGCGTTGGGCATGAGGTGCATACATACTGTGCTTCCCTGGTTGGCGATTTCTCTTACTGGGTTGCCCGGTCGAACCGGGTGCGGGCAGCGTTGTTGGAGCGGTTGCCCCTGGAGTTGCGTCGCGACTTCCCGTTGGAGCAACCGTGTTAGTCGGCCAGAGATGCCGACCCTGCCCCCAACCGGGTCGCTGCCCAACCCTTTAGCACGGATAGGACGCCGGCAACACCGGACGCCAGAACGAGTTTCCAGGTATCGACGCCAAGGCTTAAAACGGTAGAAGTGCCTAGGGTTGCCGCCGCACATTCGATGAATGTCGCTAGGCAGCGTTCCGCAATATCCCTCGTCGGGTTCATTACCAACCTTCTTTCTTTCTGTCCATCACGAAGATGGGTGCCTGTGTGGTCACGCCATGCTGAGGTGCAACAAGCCAAAACGCTTGCTGCGGAGGCTCGTCAGGGAAGTTGCAAATCGCGGAAAACTCGTCTGGCCCTTTGGTTGTCCCGTTGACGATTAGGCCCGACCCGCCCGTGCCGGCCTGCACCAACTGATGCCAATGCCCCATAACGAGAACGTCATGCGGAGCGTTTGTTTGCTTCCGTGCCCGCAGCCGCATGATCGGAGGCCAGATGCCGCCGATGCCGCCGCCACCACGAACTTGGTCACCGTGAGTCAACAGAAACGTCGTGTCGTAGATGTCGAACAACTGGTCGGTGGATTCCGAAATCCCCCAAGACAACCGGTCGTCGTCTACAAGGTGGTTCGCTGTGGTGGTCATCAGCAACCAATCCAGGTTGTCGCGCACTCGCCCCTTCATGCGCGGTTTGCGCGTCATGCGCCCGTGGTTGCCAACTACCGCAGGCAGGTACACCTTCCCGAAATGGTCTGCGAGCAACGTGACGGCTGCCGCCAACTGCCCGGACCAATGCACGACCGTTTCCAGCCCAGAACCTTCGTTCGATTCTCGGAGTTCTTCGTGGATCGAGCCGCTTACGAGGTCGCCGCCGAGGGCCAGGACGAGTCCTTCGATGTCCACCCCGGCGGTGTAATCGCGGGCTAGTTCAATCGTCTTGTCGCAAAACCGTTGTAATCGCAGTTCTGCGATCTGACGGTTGTAACAGCCGCGTCCGTCCATTTCAACAACGTCCACCACCTCGTCCCAATGCGTATCGGACAGCATCGCTACGGCTGTGGCGGCGGTGCGCTTCGGACGTTTCGGCGTCAACCACTTCGGTGGGTCGAGGCCAACGGCGGTTTCGTAAAGGTCGAGGCGTTGCAGAGCGTCGTCGCGTTCAGCGACGAGTTGTTCTGTCTGCTTGCGGCTGAGGCCAAGTTCAACACGCTGTTTGGCGACCTTCTGTTCCGCTGCGGTCAACCGTTCCAGCAACGCGGCCGTTTCCTCAAACTCGTCTAGGTCGGTCACGGGCGATTCCGTTCGGCAGTCAACACCTTGATCTTCGCGGGGGTGGCACCCTCGTAGCCGAGCGATTCCAGCCATGCGATCACCACCGACGGCGGAGCCTGAGATTCCATGATTTGCGTCACCAACTCATCGGGCAACTGGTCAACCCAGCGGCGATGCGTCCTCCCCGCTGCGTGGACCTGAGCGAACTCAGTCAGCGTTATGGCACTGTCACCAGTCGGCATATAAGGGTTCCTTCCCACCACGAATGATCGTCGGCATAGCGGATAGGTTGCATTTCTAAGTCCTCAACGGTGACCGATTCGGAGCGTTCGCCTTCCTCGTAGGTCACGGCCTTGGCTGCGGTGAGCAGTGTGCGGAGTGCCACAAACTCGTTCTGAGTGTCGTACCCGACTGGTGCGCCGCCTCCGAGAGATGTTTGCACTCGGCCCTGTAGCACGATTGGGACAATGAGCTCTTCGATGCGTTGCGGTTGCGGACGAGCGAACATTGACCAGCGTTCCAACGTGGGGCCGGTGGTCGTGTCAGTCCCGTCACGGGTCAGCGTTACCTTCACGGTGAACACTTCCGACGAACTGTCGTTGGTAGACGGGGCGTATGCCTGTTCGGCAGCTTCGGCTGGCAGCGTCAACGCAGTCGCGGTGGACGAGTCGTCGGTGAGCGTGATTTGTGTAGTTCCGGGGATGCCTTCTGCGGTGCCCTGGTAGTTGAGCCCGGTTTGCCCGTAGTCGGTGGATGACGCTTGGTAATCGACATCGCCTGAACTGGTCGGGTTGCCGAACCGGCCCGACACGCCCCGCACGATCTTCTTAGCGACCGTCCCGTAGGACACCTTCCCGACAGTGAGTTCACCAGAGGTTGCCAGATCGCCTGTGGCGTCCTCGCCGTACACCTCGCCTAACGAGTCGGTGAAGAACAGTTTGCTGCTGTAGACCTCCAAGGACAGGACGTTGCCGTAACTTGCTGAGTCGTGAGCGAGGAACCGGGCATACGCCGGGACAAGCGTGTCAGTGAACGTAGTCAGATCAGCCTTCCAGGTGTCACCATTCTTGGTGCCCCAGTAGCAGTATTGGCCGACGATGCGTACCCCGTAGGCTGCGCCGCCGTCGTCAATGACCGGCCCGAACGTGACGGAAAACTGGTCGGAGGCGTTGATGACTCCGAATCGCACCCCGGCGGTGGTGCCGACCGCCATGATTTCTCCGAATACGTCGATGCAGAACGGCCCGGTGAAGGTTTCGCCTACGGGAAGAACCGCCGCCGGCACCGGGTAGGACAGTGCCCCGTCGCTGGTGGACACGGTGATGCCGTAGAGAATGCCTTGCCCGTTGTCGTTGTATCCGGCGTAGAGCGCGGTCGGCCCACCCTTGATGACCTTGCAGGTGCCGGTGAGGGTCTTGTCGAAAGTCAGCACGGTGCCTGACGTATCCAGTTCCACGATGCGGGCACCGTCAGCCGACAGCAGCCTGCCGTTGGCGAACTCGATGACATCGCCGGCAAACGATCCAACCGTGGACGCAGCAGAAGTAGACGACACCGCCACCTTCTTCACGGCTGCACCGGTCACAGCGAAGGTGGAAGTGCCGTCCGAGGTCCAGTCCGTAACCGCCGCACCCTGGTCGGAGGACGAGAACGAGGGGGACGCCGCATCGGGAGATCCGAAGCGAAGGTACTGGCCGTCAGAGAAATAGAACACTGACCCGTTGACCACACGGGCGTAAAGGTTGCTGTTAGTGCCGGTGTGCTTCTGCTCTATCGCCTTGCAAAGACTGATCTGACCCTTCGTGAAGACATCTATGTTCTTTGACGAGTCGAAGCGCCGCCTGTCCGAATCGGCTAGGTCGTAATGTGCCTGTCCTGCGCCCAGCGACCAATCCGTTTGCGAACGCACCCACTGGCCGGCGTTCGACAAAGTGTTCTCGCCAACGTCGGTAGACGTATCGCGCTGTTCCCGCATGGCAGGCAGGGTGCGGCGGCGAAACCCCGTGTAATCAACGAGGTAACCGCGGCCATCGAGGGCTACGTCGAAGCGAGGCGCAACCGCCATCTACTGCCCCGACCGCACCCATTGAACCGGATACATCTTCGCCAACCTTGCCGCCTCAGCCTGGATGCGCTGTTCCCGCAGGAACCGAAGATCCCTTATCGACTGCGAAATCGCCCCCGACGGAACCTCTTCGGCGCGTCGCACCGGCCCCTGCTGCATCATCGACTCACGCGGAATCGGCTTGAACGACATGAGTTTCACCGCTGCGCCAAGTGGCGGCAAGTCATACGCCTCAGTGTGCAACCCAGTGGCGGACAGCGCCGTCGTTGAATCAGTCAGCGTCGTGAATGGTGCCGCATACTCCACCCGGACGGTCTGCTCGCCGTCAGCCGGGTCGTGAAGGATCAGCGCCGTGCCCGAGGCAAACGTCGCAGTGTCACGGTTGCGCCGAACCGAGAAGCGACGGATCTGCGGTTCAGACTTGGTGGAAGTCTTCCGAACGTATGTAACAGAGTGGACGCCTAGAACATCCGCAGCGAGGTTGTACCCGTCGGTGCCCGCCGTGTAAGTGAACGTCGTGGTTTTTGCTTGGTACAGGCCGCGATGTGGCGACGACAAGTCATTCAGGTCGTCGTTCAACGCGTTCAATACCTGAAACGCCGGATACTGCGGGTTGGAGCGCACAATGTCGCCCGACGAATGATCCGCAGCGGTGGTGCCGCCATACCCGCGGATGACACCAACCGACTGACCTGCCACCGAAATGACGTACATCTGTTCCGTGCCGATCTCAACGAGGCTGCCGACCACAATCGGGCCGGCGTCGAACTCGATGGACAGCGTGGACACGCCAGACCCGGCGTCGGCGTTGATGCGGTTGATCGGCTCGACAGTCCCAGCGAGCAACAAATCGCGTGTGCGGTCAATCCATGTTTGCGCTGTCATTCCCCGCCGCCCTTGATCTCTTTCTGCGCCTGCTCCATCACGCGACGCTGCCTGTCAGTCTTCGCGAACTCGCCGGTTTCAACCTCCACCGACGACTGCGCCCGAGCCTCCAAATCGCTCGACCCGCGTATCGCTGGCGGCTGCAACCCGTCGTCCCGCAACCGCTTGTAGGCGTCCATGTCGCGACCCAGACGCCTCTCAGCGCTGCGATTGTCGCCCTTAGAGTTCGCGGCCCCAGTCGAAAATGACAACGACCGCACTTTCTCAGCGAACGCCTTCTTCTCTGCTTCTGTTTGACTCATGCGGCGACACTCTCCTCAACGTCAATCGTGTAACCGGCAACCGACAACAAATCGGCTTCCGTTTCTGTCAAATCCGGGCCGGTGTGCCCGCCGTGGATCGTCCTGGTGATCGTCGTTTCGTCTGTCGGTTGATCTGTTGCGACCGTGGCGTCATTGACGATCCACAAGTTCCGGCCCTTAGCGCGTGCGTTGTAGAACCGAGCCAACCTGTTTTCTGGCGTAAACGGGTTGAAGAACTCTTCCCCGACCGGCATCGTCCCCAACGTGTCCGTTGTCCCAGTTTGGACATGCCGCACCAGTGACAGGCCGCTGACCGACGCGGAACGTGCAACTGTGTCCGGGGCCGGGTTCGCTGTCTGTGACACCACCGCTGCCGGCAACGCAGTGACACTGGCAACCACGGCTGCCGACACCGACGCTGTAGCCGTGACGGTGCCCGCCGGAACCGCCGCAACGACCGCTACCACCGCAGGGGCAGCAGACGCATCGGCAGTAACAGCAGGGGCGGGTGCAGCGGCGAGAGCGCTAACCACCCCGGGTTGCGCGTCAACAACGGCTGCCGCTGCCGCTGCGGGGATCGCCGCCACACCCGCCAAGACAGCAGGAGCGACACTCACAGTCGAGGAAGCCGAAACTGACGGCACCGCCGCCACAGCAGCAACAACACCAGGAGCCACATTCGCGTGGGCAGTCACCGTGACAGCAGGAACCGCCGCGACAGCAGCAACAGTGCCCGCCGAAACGGTCGCCGTTAGGACACCACCGTAAGTTGCGTTGCCTTCCCGGTAGTCAAGCCCGGTATGGCGGTAATCAAGACCCGCCACGCGCTGCTCCTTCTTCCATCAACCGGTGCTTCTCGTCATGTACCCGCGACCAGACGGTCAACCCGGTTACATCCTCTGAAACACAATCCATCTTGTTTTCCAACCGGCCCAATGCCTGCGTCGTGGATGCGTGCTGGTCGGTGTTCTCCTTGCGAAATCGGGACATGCCCATGCCGAACACGCCGGTCACCAACGCTGCCGCAACAACGCCGAATGCCCCGACCCATTCGGCACCCATTACCCGAACATCTGCTTCCACGTTCTGCGACCGACGATGCCGTCCGCAGGCCCGCACCGAGGGTGCGCGCGTTGCCAAGCAACCACCTTCTTCTTCGTCCCGGGGCCAAAGATGCCATCTACCGGCACCGCGCCAACAGCAGCTTGAACCCATTTGACTGCGTAGCCGCGCATCCGGGGGCGACGCAACCGCAACGCCTTCACATAAGGCGGCGGTTTCAACACCGGGATCGCTGCCGGTTCGTCAGGAGATTCACCCTGACCCGGGTGCATTTGGGAAAGAACCGCGTAGGCGGATTCGCCGGGGCAGTTCGTGGACTTCACATCACGGTGGCCGTGGATCTGGAACCCGGGGGTGATCTTGTTGCTTGAAATCCCGTGGGCGATCAGTTCACGAATCGCGTCGATAGCGGCCTGCGAAATCTGCTGCTTGGTGGTGTCACCAATCAGACAGATCGCATACGAGTCTTTGTTGTGGTTGCGGGTTGCCCCGCCACGACTGTCCCAGCCTCGCAGCTCGTACACCCGACCCGATTCGACGCCGACAGCGAACGAGTACGCAATGTCGGACCATTTGCGGGTTTCGACATGGTGCCGCTGGTAGGCCCGTAGTGTTGCGGCTTCGCCTTCCTGGCTGTGGTCTTTGAGTTCGACTGCGCCGTGGTGGATGAAGACGTTGTTGACGGGTGTCAGGTGGCGGGTTGTCCAGCGGGGCGGCTTTGCGCCCCATTCACTCCGCGGGATCGGCAGCATCGGAATCCATGAATCCGGCTGTTAGCCGTTCGATCTCTGCACGCTGCGCGGCGATGGTGGCCCGCTGCGTAGCGGCCTCCCACTCCAGACGGCCCCGTTCCGACAGAGCGGCGAGGACTTCTTCGATGGTCACTTCAGTCATGCGGCCTCCAATGCGGCGATGCGGGCGTCGATGTTCTTGATGGCTCCGACCATGTGAGCGTTCACGGCATCCCACGACAACATCTTCGAGTCGCCTGTCGTGTCGATGATCCGCTGGGTGTACTCGTCGATGATCTGGTTGCCGTCCTCGTCCAAGACGGGGACCGTCGTTTCGTTGCCGTCGTCGTCCACGACAGTCTCAACGCGAGGCACCGACACGGTTTCCATGCGCGGTTCCGTTTCGATGACCGTGTGGACCGCCGCAGGGATCACCGGCTCGACCTCTTGGGCGATGAGGCCGTTGCGAATCTCGCCGTCGTCTGGGTCAGCGATGTAGCGGTAGTCCACGGGGCGGAGCGCGGTGATGGCGGCGAGTGAGTCGGCCGGGTCGATGGTTGCGATGTCGCGCTTGATGCGTTCGTCGGAGGGCGTGCCGAAGTAGGCGTTGGTCGTGTCGCAGTAGATCCCGTTCGTGAGCAGGCCCGTGTTACGGGTGAAGCGGGCGAGGTACTGGTTGGCCGTGCCGCCCGATGACATCTCCACACGAAGGGGCACGGCGTCGTTCGTCTCCTCGTGGATGTCAAGACGGTAAGACGGCCCCGAGTCTCCGCGGCCGATAGAAACACCGTTGCCGTTGACGATCATCTCGGTGCTGTTGTTGATGCGGTGGTAGGTCGCCTTCGTGTCCGCTGCGTTGATAAACGTGTTGCCGTCGGAAGATCCAGTGAAGGTGTAGGTGGAGGTTTGGCCCATGAAGATGTTCGATGAAGACCCGAAGATCAGGTCGTCCTCCGACTCGTCCCACAGCATGTAACCATTCGTCGCCGTCGCACCGAAGAACTTGACATCGTGACCTGTACCGTCCACACCGACAGTTACCGCACCCTTGAACGTCGGAGAAGTATCCCAACCCGACGTACCAGTACCCGTCCCCATAAACACCGCATCAGCAACCGGCGTCGAAGCCCCCGTACCCACCTTCGTTTCCAAAGCAATAGCGGCACCATGCACATTCACATGCATCACATCATGCTCTTTGCCCGACGCATCCAAATCGTCAGAGGAACTAATGTCAGTACGAAGCGTCCCGCCCGCAGCATCCAAACTCGTCGGGAATGAAGTTGCCATCAGTCAGTCTCCTACGGCGTCAAATCCAGCGTCCAAATACCAGACGCGTTCCAGGTAATAGTGAACGTCCCATTCGCACTGGAATAGTCGCCCCCAAAGTCAACAAGACAAATCAGCTTGTCGCCCGTCAACGTGTCGTCATAGATGACCGCCGCCCGGGCAGAAGAAATCGTGGACGTAGACCACGACGAATCGGCAGCATCGAACTTGATCGTCCCAGACGAACCCGTCAACGTCACCGAAGTCAGCGCCACCCCGCCGGCCGAGTAGTTCGTACCCGAAACCTCGTTGCCAGACAAATCTGCCCACTCGTCATGGGTGTCAAAGTCGGGCGTCGAACTGTTGGTAATCATGGCGCACTTGAACGTGTCCGACGCCGTGTCCACAGCGAGCTG